TCACTTCAGCTAGTTGGGTAGATGATAAGGGTGCTGCTATGAAAGAAGCTAGTCTTGGCAGACGTTATGGTGTAGATATGTTTGTGTCCCAGTTAGTTAACACTACTGTGGCCTCACCTACTCAAACTCATAACATCATGTTTTCTAGAGATGCTATGGCTTTAGTGGTTAGACCTCTTCCAGTTGTCAAAGGACTTGGCGTTAAATCAGCAACCGTTTATGACCCAGAATCAGGATTGAATATGAGAGCAACTATTTCATATAATGCTGATTATTTAGGTTTACAGTGTACTCTTGACATCCTTTATGGTGTTGCCGAACTGCGAGATGAGTTTGGTATTGAAGTGCGCTCATAAATTATAAAAGAAATGGTTTATTTCAGATCACCTTCCAAAAACATGGATGGTTACGGTTCAATAGGGAAATATATTAAAAAGTATTCCAAACTTGAATTGACCGATAAGCCGTCAAAATACGGGCTAATACTGGGATATCCTACTGGCATTGATGAATTACCTGTTGAAAAGGTTTTTGTTATTACTGCTTGGGAATCTACAGGCTTACCCGATTTTTTTATTGAAAATTTAAAAAGTGATAAAATTGCTAAGGTTTTTGTCCCCAGTATGTTTAATTATATGGTTTTTAAATCTCACGGAATTGATTGTGAATTAATCCCTCAAGGATATGATGATGATGAATTTTATTATCAGGAGGACGTAGAAAGATATAAGCCTTTTACTTTCCTACACTATAATGCTTTCAATACACGTAAGGGTTGGCAACAATTATTTGAGGCTTGGCAGATAGCATTTGGTAATGATAAAAAAGTCCAATTAATTTTAAAGTCAACAAAAGATACTCCTACTTTACCTCTCCACGAATATCGGAATATTATGAGGTTGACTGAATCAATGCCAGCAGAGGACCTTAATGAATTAATTAACCGTTGTCATTGTTTTGTTTTCCCCTCAATGGGGGAAGGCTTTGGTATGACTCCATTAGAGGCAATGGGTACTGGAATTCCGGCAATTACTCCAAATGAACACGGTATAGCCGAATATTTTAATGATGAGGTAATGATAGAACATAAAACTATCCCCAGAGATGCTTATTATGCCAATCTTGAAAGAGAGTCTTGGGGTAAAATGTTTGTGGCAGACCCTAGAGATTTAGCAAAGAAAATGTTTGATGTTTACAGACATAGATACTTTTGGGAAGAGAAAAAAGATGATATAATTAAGTATGCTAAGAGATATACTATAAAGAAGTATGTAAAATCAATAGATAAAATAATAATGGACTATGTTAAGCATCCTGATAAGCAATTACAATCAAAAGGATTCAATCCTAAATACAATTAATTTAATCAGAGCAGGAACTACCAAAGACTTTGAGATTATTATAGGTGATGACGGTTCTAAGAGAGAGGAACAATTTGAGGATTTTTGTAAAGAAAAAACAAAATTTAAAAACATTTATCAGGCAGATCGGGGTTATCGGTTAGCAACTATTAGAAATAAACAAGTAAAACAGGCAAAAGGAGAATATTTAGTCTTTTTGGATGGTGATTGTCAACCTGGAAGCCCTAATTTTTTAGAGAAAATAGAGAAACATCTAGATTATTATGACGTAGTAGGATTTGATAGATTTGATTTTAAAAATGGGAAGATTGTTGAGAGAATATCAAAGGGCTGGATGTCAGGTGATAATTTAATTTGGAGAAACTTTAGAGGCGGGGCTTGGGCTGTTAGGAAGAAAGTATTTTTAGATAGTGGTGGCTATGATACTAAGTATGACGGTCAATGGGGGATGGAAGATAGTGATTTAATTTTAACTTTGGCTAAAAGAGGATATAAGTTAACAAATACTACTGATGTATGGGTAAATCATAAATATCATAAACCTAGATATAATATACAACCATATAGAAATATGGATAGACTATTGCGAAAACATGGGATCTATATTGTCTGGGGTGAATTGGGAGAATGATAAGTTTTATTAATACAGCTACAAAGGAAACTGACCAAAATTTTTTCTATACTATTAATAACTTAGCAGAACAGACTAAGGATATGAGTAGAGAGATAATTGTAGTTTTAAATGGTGATAATGAAATTGATTATTCCTACACAAAGAACTCTGGTGTAAGATTCATTGAATATAATGACAAAACAGGTTCAGGAGTAGCAAGAAATATAGGCTATAAGGAATCTAAAGGGGACTTTTTATTTTACTCTGACTGCCACGTACTTGTAGATAGAGGGGCAATTGATGAAATGCTTAAGTCAGATTTTGATATTGTTCATATAGCAATGAGAAGATATCACAAAGCCGAAACTTTATATCATTATCTATGGAGAGAGAACATAAACCGTGAACTATGGGCCCCGTGGAGCCGTGAGCCTCACTCTACCGATAGTTATCCTGCTTGGTGTGGTTATGGGTTTGTTGGTATGAAAAGAACAGTCTTAGATGATATAGGAGGCTGGTATGACTTTGAGGGATATGGTGGTTGTGAACAATGGGTGAGTTTTTTAAACGCAATGCTAGGAAAAACAGAGGGTATTATCCCAAGTCAATATTATATCCATTATTCAAATAAGGATGTGTCAAAACAAAATACTAGAGATTTTGTTCAATATTCTTATAATATTTATTCTTTAGCATTTATGTTAGGGGGGAAGAAATGGGTAAATAAAATCTATCCAATAGAGAGCTTTTTGCCAGAGTATAATGTTAGTGCTATATCTCAAAAGACTATTATTAGTGAAGCAGTTAATAACCATAAAGAAGATAGAGATAGAATCAAAGTAAAGTTTGGAAGTTTAGATGATTTATTTGAAAAATGGAAGATAGTTGGTTGACGCTTTACGTAGTAGTGCTATAATATAGAAAATAAGTTAAAAATTATGAGTATAACTTTACAATCTGCCCCGGCTAATAGAGAAGCAAACTCTTTTATTTCTTTAACGGAAGCAGAGGAATATTTTGATGAACGCCCTGATTGTCAAAAATGGACAAGTGCTGGTGGTGAAAAAAAGAAAAAGATGTTGATAATGGCTACCAATCTTATTAATAGACACCGTTTCCACCATAGTCAGCTAACAACTCATCAAAAATTAAAATATCCTAGAACAAATTCATTGATTATTGGGGGAACAGCTGAATCTGGTAGCACTACTACTGTTGTTGATAGCTCTTTTGCTAATGATAACTTATATATAGACAATTATTGGAGATGGGGTTCTATAAAAATAACATCAGGTACTAATAAAAATGAAGTAAGATTAATCACAGCCTTTGATGTAGACACCGGGGCATTCACTACTGAAGCATTTTCTGAAGCTATAGATACTACCTCACAATTTCAGGCTATTTATGAAATACCAAAACCAGTTAAGGATGCTACTTGTGAAATAGCTTTATGGATATTAGATAAAGGGATGAAAGTATTAAGCCGTGATCAAAGCGTTCAATCTTTTAGTAGTGGAAAGTTATCTAAGACCTACCGTGACCAACAATTTGAAATACCAATGCCAAGTTCAGCTGAAACCTTGTTACTACCATATATCAGCAGAGTTGGTGAATTAGAGTAAAATGGAAGAATATCTAAATGAACAATGTGATATCCTTGTAAAACAGGGTGTTGATAAGTTCAACAAACCTAAGTATAACTATTATGATAGGAATGTCCCTTGTAGGTTTGAGCAAAGTACTAGTCTTTTTAAGAATAATCAGGGTGAGGATATAGTTATAAACGGGTATTTTATGTTAAGTGGCGAGGTAAATATTAAGGAAAATGCCAAGATAGAATTTGAGGATGATAAATACATAGTGGTAGCATTGGATATTTTAAAGGATGATGATGGCAGTATAATTTATAAAGAAGCTAAAGTAAGATTTACAGATGGATAGAGGATTTGAAAACTTAGATGAGGTATTTAAGAATATAGATTTGGCTGACAAAAAAACAGATGAGATTATTGATATTACCTTAAGGGAAACCTGTGATAAAGTTTTATTAGAATCAAGGAATCTTTGTCCGTTCAAAAAAGGTAGATTGAAGGCAAGTTCCGATAGGAAAAAAGTCAGTAATCTTAGTTATAAGATTTTCTATGATACTGTTTATGCCGCTAGACTCCACGAACATCCAGAGTATAGGTTTAAATCAGCAGGAACAAGTGGAAAGTATTTAGAAATTCCTTTTCTCAAATGGGGTGGAATGTTAGGCAAATTAGTACAAACTAAAATGAAAGCATTATGAGTTTTATAGAGGATTGTGCCGAATATTTAGAAGATGAAAACTCTGATTATAAAGTTGGAAACAATATTTTTATCGGTGAACAGCCCAGTCGGATAGATAAGGTAGAAGTTGTAACATTATATGAAACTGGTGGAAGAGAGCCTGAACCTTATTATGAACACGACAAACCGAATCTACAGATTTATATTAGAGCAAAAGAATATGATACAGCTGAAACTATGGCTCAAGATTTGATGACAGTATTCCATAGATTACAAAATACGGAATTACAAAGTGGTGGTACTTATTGTTACTATATGTTAGCAATGACTTCTCCACAGCATATTGGTAAAGATGAGAACGGGAATACAGAGTTCAGCTTGAATTTTATCTCACATATTAGATAATAGAAATATAGATGAACAATTGGTGAAATATAAATTAATATATAGAAAGGAGAATTAATGGCTAGCGCTACAAATGTTAAGATTGGAGTATGTTCAGTTTACTTTGGTTCT